GCCACTAAACAGGTCTTCAAACATGGTTGCAAAGGAATTGTGAATTGCGTTTGCGACAGTTTTGTACATTTCAACCTGCCTTGCGTTGGCTTCTTTTTGCAATCGTTCTTGTTCTTTAGCACTATCCCTTACTACCCTATCAACCGCCTCCTGCCCCTTGATGATGGATTTCGCCTTGGCTTCTTCTTGTTTTTGGTAATTTTCAGCAGCATGAATTTGCCGTTTATCAAAATCATCTTGCCATTTTGTAACTATCTTAGTCTCTTCTGCTAGCTGGTAAGTATCTATAAGTGCTTTATTAGCGTAAGGTTGCTTTCTTAGCTTTTCTATCTCGTACTGCAAATCTTTGAGTTCTTTATCGAAATTGTCAAGCGGGGCAGTATCTATTTTTTGTTGAAGCGAAAGAGCCGTAGCGTCCCATGCTTCCTTGAGGTGTTTGGCATCATCAGCGGCTTTTTTAGCGGCATCATTAGATTTCTTATCAAGTGAAAATTGCTGTTCTTTAAGGATATTCCTCTTTGCAAGATACTTATTGATATAATCTTCTGATGCACCGGCTTCTTTGAACGCCGATGATTGCAATTTTGTTTGTTTATTGTATTCAGCAATACTTTCCTTGTGATTTTTATTGATAGTCTCATCCATCATCTTCATTATTTTGATGACATTGAGATTGGCTTTCTCTTGTTGCGTAAGTGGCATCATAGGAATAGGGGGCACAATTGTTTCTCCTAGGCCGGGACGTGTCCCTATGTTTTTTATGGCATCCCACGCATCAAACGCTTTCTTTGGAAGAGCACCAAGATTATTGCCAGTCTCTTTAAGTTTAGTATTTACCAAAGAAATAGCCGCAATCATCAACCCTACTTGATTACCCCACAATATTTTACCAATTATCCCCATGCTTGCCGCTTCAAATGTTCCACTCGGAGCAGTATCATAAATAACCTTCAACATTTTAGCAGTTGCACGTAATTGATCTACTGTATCAGAAATGGATTGTTTGTTGGTTTGCAACCACTTATCCAATTCCTGAGTCAATGCAATAATATCCTCATAGGACTGTTTCATTGCCCCACGAAGTATTTGATTAACTGTAGTATCTAAGGACGTTTTAACTGCTTGCCACTGCTTTTCAAGAATTTCCGTTGCTGGGCCAAATCCCTTGAGTAATTCTCCAATATGTTCGAGAACAGTATCTGTTGCTCGCCACTGCGCCATGTGCTTTTCTATTTCCGGGTCGATTTCTCGCAGTGTAATAAGCATCATTGACGACTGCACATTCATGCCTGTCATTAATGACCTTACTTCTGTGTTAATTTGGCGAGTTATTTCTTGCCCCTGTGTCATTAAGGGAAGAGCATTGGATATTTTCGTAAATGCGTCAATCTGTTTGGCATTGTTCGCATCAAGAAAAACACCGGAACGAGCAAAAGCATTAGCAAGAGCAATTGTCTCTTGGCCTGATAACAGTGTCTTAGCAGCTATTTTCTCAAGTACCGGAATAATGGCTGTAGAATAAACTAAGGCATTTTTCCATTGATCTTCAAGTGATAATCCTCTAATGTTTTGTCCAAACGTGACAACCATCGCCGCCATCGAAGCAATTGCTGTATTGTATTCCTCAACAGCCTTAAACCCTTTAACAAATGGCATTGATAAATAATCAATAGCGGTGCTGATAACATACATTGTAGCGTAGAATCTCAATACCGCACGCTGCATGGACGCCATCGACATCTCATGGTCACCGGTCATCTCTTTGTTCAATTCTTTCAACTTGTCGTTCTTGGCTCTCTCGAGGCGGACTATTTCAGCGGCATTCCCGGCGGCGGCGGCTTTCAGAGTCTCATAATTACGCATGGCGGCGGCTTTTGATTCGTTAATGGCAGCCATCGACCTAATCCCCAACTGCTCATAGAGGGGGTTCTTGGTCATCTCGGCATTGATGGAGTTTATCTTGGCGACCATTGCGGATTGGGCGCGGAACTGTTCATCGGCGGATTGCTTGGCCGCTTGGGTAATTCTCTCATAAGACTTAATCGCTAAGTTGGCCTGTAACTGATAATAAGCATCAGCCCTTACACCAAGATTTTGGTATCCTAACTGCAACGCCTCGTTGGTATTTTGAGCAACATTCTTGATTTGTTTATTAAGGTTTTCTTGCTGCTTGACAAATTTTGTCGTATCTAAATCAAGCTCAAAATAGAGTAATCCAACTGACATTTCGCCACCTATTTAACTTCGGGAACTTTACGCATCTCGGCTATAATTTGTTCTTTAGCCTTACCCTTGATTGACTGGAATGCCGGTCGCATAAATGGTTGCTTCGGTACGCCCTTGCCCCAACCTGTAGATGCGGTTCCGTATTCGGTAAATCTGGCATAGAAAACATCCTTGTTACCCGCGTAAACCCTTATATTCCCTGGCCTATTGTACCTTTCGACTTTACGAATTGATGCTCTCAGGCTACCAGCAACCCGACCTACTTGAGTATCAGCAATAAAATTTACCGTCTTGCCTTTACCTTTTCCAGTTTTCGGGGTGAACAAAACATCGCGTAATACTCGACCAGCTCCACGATAGACTGTTCCTACTGAAATCGGTCGGCCCTGATCGTCAGTTTTTCTTGCTGGACACTTGAGCTTAGCGGTAACGACACTTTCGTCCATGAGGTCATTAGCACCGATCATAGCAGCGTCAACAATTTGCTGGCACACTTCTTTGATTTTTAAACCAATGACACGTACCGCCATCGCTACCCCTCGCTATCCCGCTTCTTCTGCTGAGATTCATGCCATGCTCTGGATACCTTCTGGAATGTTCCCCACTCATCCTTAATCCCGCCTGGATACTTCTCAATCGCCTTCCAAAGCGACGGATGATGAAGGTCTATTTCAATATCCTGCTCGCCGTTCCAGCGGGTTTCGCACTGCCCCCGTACCATCTGAAATATAGTAGCCGCTTCCCTATTTTCCACCATTAGCTCAACTCGACAAGGATTACCCAATTCACAAATAGGCGTTGTCGGCGGTATCCTTTCTGAGTGCATTGTGCGGCATTGGTCGCACCGGGTAAGCACTTCTCCCCCGTCAAGGACAACTATGGATCGAGATTCTAGGTCTCTAAACTCGATCCAGTCTGCAAGTTTTTTTCTTGTAACTTAGCCTCTGCTTCCTTAGCGCCGGAGAGCAATTGCAAACATTTATTGGCAAATCTTACAAATCTCGGCTCGCCATTGATAAGCTTGTATTTATTTTCAGCAGTACAGGAAATAAGACTGCCATTAGGAGTTTTTATGTTCCAATCAACAATGGTCTCGTCCCAAAACTCCATCCGCTCCGCTTTTTCCTGCGCGGCAGTTTGTTCGTACTGAGGAACAACCTCCATTGCCCTGGTGCTTTTGTTCTCGACGGGGATATTTAACTTCTTCCCTTTGTACTTGTCGTGGATTTCACGATACCTATCCGGCCCAATCTGCTTGAAACAAATACGCTCATCAGAAGAAGTATCCACGGGCAACCATTCCACATCCCCGGTTTCATTAATCTTGGAATCCATAAAAGGAAACCACTCCCCCTGCCCAATTTTGTCGATATCGAACATTTTAAAAACCTTTCTGCTTATAAAGCGGCTGCGGTTAAATGGGGACTTTGGACAACCCGCCATCCCCACGGGACTAGATTATGTACATGAACGCGCCAGATACTTTGCCTTCAAAACTGGTTTTTGCTACTCCATTACGATCAGCGTCAACCTTCCCGGCAGAGGTCATAAGAATGTTGCCAGAAGTGCCGATTGCATAATAGGACGTGGAATTGAGCCAGAACCTAATGCCGGAAGTGGTGCCGGGGTTCAACTTGATTCCGCTCTGTACCGCCGTCACAAAGCTCATCTGCTCCGCGTTGGTAGGGTCGAAACTTACATCCGACATTGAGATAGTCCCACCATCTGCCGAACCGAACTCAAAGGTGTCAATATCAACTCCGAATTCGCTGACATCAACAGTTTTGCGGGTGCATCCCGACATTGAGAACTTGGATACGCCAAGAACTTTCAACGTTGCACCGAGTGTAACTTTTTGGAAGCTACCCGATAAAGTTGTTGCCCTGTCTGCCATTTTTCATTCCTCCTTGTTTTTTCGGGAGCAATAAAAAAGCCCCGCGAAATGAATTGTTAATTTTTCATTCCGGCGAGGCTTGGTAGCGTGGCCGACTATCCAGATTGCGCGTCTTTCGAGGGACAACCTGAAAGCTATGTTGGTAGCAATTACATTCTACTTCTCTTCTATCAAATTTTCAAGCATTTTTATAATCATTCTCAACCCACGGATGAATGCTCGACATATTTTCTTGCTATCTTCACTTAGCATTATCTATCCTCAACGCCTGTTTTGCCGCCTGACTTTCCTTACAAGCACGATAAAGGCGATTGGTAGCCGTGTTTACGATTAAGCTGGTTAAATGCCCAGCGGGGACGGATGTATCAACAAATATCTTGTATCCAGCGGCTTTTAAGTCTTGGCAGAAACCGATATCCTCACCGATAGGAGGCAGTTCAGGATTTGGCTGCTTATCATCTCGAAACCACGGGTAGGGTAGTTTTCTAAACACTTGTATATCGAACATGAGGCAGCCCCCACCCGTGGCATCGACTTCTACAAGAGAACCGTCTTCCCAATCGTCTATTGATTCGTAGCCGTTGAATTTTTCATCTATCTCCACCATTTTTAGCATGAGCGAATCGAATGGCGGATAGCGACGATGGACTAAAGCACCCACTATTGGCAAGCGGTGGGATAGTAATCGGGTAATTGTTTGAGGGTGGTAGACTTGATCCACATCCATCATGATTAAGTGAGTACAACCTTCAGCCAATGCTTTTTGTACAAGATTGTTTCTTAATCCACTTATCGGCCCATTGTCGGCATGAAGGAAAATAAAATCCGGCCTCTCCATCAAGACAAACGAATGAAAGAATGAAGAAGGCACCCACGGGAATGAAAGTGGTATCCCAATTCCAAGCCTGAACACAGAAGGCTTTGACCATCCGCAAACCTTGCCATCAATTCGGTTGATTGCAATATCATCCTTAGCCGCTTTTTGATACATTTCTGTAATCTTCTTGTTTTCAAGGAACTGATTGCGCCGGTTGGAGTGTTCTATGCTATCAACCCGTTCACAATATAATCCAAGGTCTTGATTGATATGGTAGAACTCATTGGTTTGGGCGATTCTCGTCCAGAACTCATAATCCCCGGAAGTCACCATCGAAGCGTCGAAATATCCATATTCATCGTGGACTGATTTGCGCCACATAGGTTGCGGGCCGACAAGACAATTGCCATTGAGAAGATTCTGCCGGTCATAATCTGGATAGGGAATTGTTCCAACCGTTGTATTGTTTTCAAAGGTTTCATTGACAGTTTCAGTGACTAATACATCTCCGAAAACCAGTGTAAACTCCGGGTGGAGGTCGAGCATCTTGGCCTGGATTTCAAAAGCATCCTTGCGGTGCCGGTCGTCCGTATTGGCATTGGTTAGGTATATTCCAGATGCTGCCTTCACTCCTACATTCCATGCACCATAGACCGTTTCTCTCTCGGTTCGGATGTATTTGATGTTATCATATTTCTGCTGGAACTCAGCAACAATTTCTCCTTCATTTTCAAGCGAACCACTATCAATAACAATTATCTCAAGTTGGTTAGCAATGGTCTGCGCCTCTAAATCTTCCAAACACCCCCGTAGAAATTTGCTGGAATTATAAGCTGAAACAATGGCTGTTATTAAATACTTCCTCATTCATTGATTCCTTTCTTGATTGGGGTATTATGAATCAGTCCTATCCCGTGAGTCTTGCGATCCGGCCAGCATTCAAGAAATTCAACTTTTTTACCTTTTAACCCAATCCAGAACGCTGCTACATCAGGCCACAGTGGGTCTTGAAGATCGTGAAACATACACATGCCAGCATGTTTGCCTACATTATCCCAATCTTTCTGAGGCCATGGATTACAGTGATCGCCATCAATCATTACGAGGTCGAATTTACGGCCTGCTACCTGATCGCTGGTAACTAATGCAAGCCGCATCCAATCGGAAAGTTCGATGTATTCCCTTATTTCAGGGCTGACATGGTTCGTGGGGTCAACTCCTAAACACTTGATGTCGGGGTTGAATCGCTTTAAGTATTCCGATACAAACAAGAAATTACCCGCAAAATAGAGGCCGATTTCACAATAGGAACTTATCTTGAAGTCGGACAAGTACACCAATGCCTTGGCAATCTGGTCGGGAGTCTGGCCTATCGAGGCCGTTTCGGGTGGATTGATATAGTCCGTATCCGACCCATACATGGTCATTCCGTAATGAACCCACGGCATAATTCCAAAACAGCGAACGAGGTTAGCCACTACCTCTGGATTTTTAAGGCTGGAGATGTCGAGAGTTCTAATAAGATTCTGAATTGGTACTATGTTCTTATTTTTCACTGAACACTTCCTTTCTCCCCATCGGGGGCCGGTTCATCTTCAACTCCACGGTCTTCAGCGGTAACTTCCCACTCTTCCATAGCTTGATAACTCTCGTCGGGGGTGCGAATGAAGCCTTGCGACATCATTCGTTCATCATCGCCCATCTGGGTTACGTCTATCCATTGGTACTTAATCCATTCGGTTCTGCTAATCTGTGATAACGGTTTTTCCATTGTATTCCTTTCTTAATTTTTTGATATCCTGCATTCAAAATCTACTGCATAATGTGAAAGTAAACTTGACCCATCTTGCAATGCCGACGCATCTTCTATCATCGTCACAAGGTTTGTCATCCGCATCCAAACTAAGGTGTAGCCAGAAATAGTTAACGCACATTCATCCAATAAGCTAATCAAATCTGCATACATGGTTAAGATTTCCGTTGAACCTGCCGACCTTGCAGAAAATAGATCAAATTGTAGAAGGACATCGTAATAAAGTTCTGAAAATGTTTTGTCAGGTACACCGGAAACTATCGAATAGACTAAACGGGGCAGGTCGTCACTATCAGCGGTATCGTACCAACACCGGCCACCCACATCGTTGTAAACGGCAGAGTCGAGTAGCTTATTTTCAATTGCTGTGATTAAAGCCTGCATTTACACAGCCTCCTTGACCCGTAATTCCAGGTATGTGTTGTTACCACTCACATTAATCGGCGGCCCAACTATTGAATATATTGTACTGCCGCAAGTCACTCGCCACGTTGGTTTAATGCTCACAGGCCGGTAGCGAATACGAATCTTGCCGGTGATGGTGCCACCCAAGGCGAGAGATTGGATGGACTCGGCTGAGGATAAAGGCCACACCGCACCCTTAGCAGTGAATATGGTTGTCCATGTCACCGGGGAGCCGGAAGGAGCCTGGAACAAAAGTGTATGATTTAAATCACCCGTTCTCATTATAGGAAGTCCATATCAAAAAGCCTACCAACTGATCCCACAAGTCTATCGTAAGTTTTATCATAATTCACAGTATTTACTCCAATCACATCATCGCCACGGTTTGCATAGAGGTTGACGCATCTGGCTTTTATAGCTTGGCGAGCAGTCACAGGGACACTTGAGGCCGTAGCACCGTATCCACAGATGTAACGAATAGTTATTGGGTTACTTGGATGAAGAGTACCCGTTGGCCAAGTCCCGCTATACGGTAACACCACAAACCCACACTGAGCACCATTTGTCTCAACTACATAGTCTTCCGTTGCGGTTCCAGTTGCATCATCCGCTACGAACACTATTGTTATGTCAAAAGTGTTCGTAGTAACGTTCGAGACTACCCATGCTCCGTCATAGCTTGTGGTTCCATCAATATTGATAATATCGTCATCAGCAAATCCATGAGCGGCAGACGTCACTTGGGTTTTTGTAAGAGGAGTGACGGAAGAAGCCGCAAATGCCGTAATAGCTTTCGTCAAATTCGTTTCCACACCATCGGTATCACGCCATTTGATAAAAGAAACAGATTGGAGATTCCCGTATGGAATCTTGATTCTATCACCAGAAGGCCAATCCTTCGGGAAGTAATCAATGGTTTGTGTAACAAGTTTTCGGGAAGTATCATTTTCAACATCTCTACGCGCTGCTTCAATCAGGTCTGTTAAAAGATCATCATCGGACACTTGTGGCGCATTGGTGAGAATCGAAGTCCCAAATTCACAGGCCGCCAATAGAACTTTTGATGCCGTCCTGATATAGCGTTTCGATCCGGTATAAACCTTCTTAAAATCCGCATTGTCGTTGGTGGTGGTAACTTGGTCAAATGCACCAGTTGCCCAATCGGTGTAGGTTCCCGCTAAGGTATCACATTCTTGAATTTTGGTGTCATTGGTGCCTGTGGCCGCATTAGTGCCGCAATGGAGAAGGACTTCGGCCTGTTTCCCTAAGACATCTACCCCTGTTCCGAGGTGAGTATATGCTGTTGTTATTGCCTTTGAACCATAAGCAAGGCACTGTGTTAAGGTGAGATTGCCGTCGAAAGTGCCACTGTCGATATTGAGGGCTACCTTCAGTTCGGCCAATGTCACGGGCTCCAAACTCGGTTCAGAGTACACTTTTACGATCATGGCTTACACCTCATTGCGTTCCCTGCGTGTCGGCGCGTCATGCCGCCTTTGGCGTCCGCCGCCACTACGGTCTCTTTTCACCTTACATCTACACTATAATTAAAGATATTGCATCTATTTATTTCAAAAACCCCTCGGATTTCGCATTGTCCTGTTTCGGGATTATTTTATACATTATTTAGAAAAGCATATTCTCCATTTATCTCTATTGCTTTTTTATTATATGCTATTGCTGCATCAACGGGCGTTTTGTATGCACCAATATATATTTCTCTGCCATTGTCCCGAATCTTAGCTCTCCAAACTCGGTCTCTATTATGATAAGAAACCCCTTTATATCCACTTGTGTTTGTACATCCAATTGGTTTATTGCATTCATTTTGTTGTCTTGTGACAACTCTAAGATTGCACCGTCTATTATCAAGTTTATTTTGATTAATATGATCTACTTCCATCCCTATCGGAGCATTCATTATTAATCTATGTAGCAAAATAAATTTCCCCATGCGTTTATTGCTCCACTGAACATAACCCCAACCAGTCAAATGCCACCTTAAAGTCTTAACAAGATTATAGTCTTCACTATCAATGATAGTCTCTAATCCGTTTGGCAATGCAATTGAAACAACTTTATTTTCTATCACAATCATTTCCCTTCTTAATTTTTTAAGAACCCGCCATTTGCACATCATCTTTATTTGCCTACTGTCGCGGCATATAGTTACCGAGAGAGGTGGGCGGGTATTTTAATTACTTTTTCTTCTTCGGCTTAGCCTTCTGCTTCTTAGTTTTCTTAGCATCTGCTATTTGATTTACCTTACCTGTTTTAGCCATTTTGAATATCTCCTTTTATTTTTTAGATTGAGGTCTAGAACCGAACCACCAAGTAACACACACTGTAGCAAGATATATCACAGCATCAACTATTAACACAATTATCTTAACCGCATCGGCAGGTGTGAATGCCGGGGATTGAGACATTGCGACTATCTTCTCCATCTGGAAATACATTAAGGTAGTTAAGACACAGAGGTAGAATGTTATCCCTGGCCTCGTCATCCCACGCACGAAGTCAACCATCCCCAACCCGATTGAGATTATCCCTGATGCCCAAGTAGGCGCATGTTCGATAATGTCGTGAGTTAAATATTCAGCCTTATCAGCTTCATAGGATGCAGACTGGGTAACTTCGATCATTTTAGCTTCTGCTATCTCACGATTAGCGTAATTGGTATCTTGCGCTATAGTAACTTCTTTAGCAGCTTCAATCTGTGCGATAGCCATGTCTTTATCCCGCATGGCAAGATCAAAGGCGTTCTTTTGTTTAAGGGTAAAGTAGTCACCTACCTTACCGATTAATGTACCAAGCAGACCTGTAACGCCGCCAAATGCTGCACTGCTTAGGAACCCTACTATTGCGCCCATGATACCTCCAAGTTAAAGCTTTCCCTACCTATTAATTCTCGTAGATGCCTCATCGCAACTACAGATAACAATACCGCTTTTTGGTTCCTAACCGTACCAGTTTTTTCACCAACAAGGATACAACCCAAAACATGCGATAGATAATTTTTACTTTTATCACCGCAAAGATTCCCCGTATGAATGAGGATAGCTTCACGATTTGGTACATTCTTAACGTGGTAGGTGTTGGGAAACTTTTTGCTATTCCACGGTTCAACAACGTAATTACCCTCAGGGATGCAAGATATTCCTTGTTGATTGCCTTTCCAAGGAAGCTCGCCCGTATAGCAGAAAAATATCGAATCATAAAGTAGCACTCCAAATGTCCCTTGATCGGTTGAAGCCCGACGTTTAATTTGTAATTTCATTTTTTTTATTCATTTTATTGCAATACTTAATTTCTTCCTGATCCGTAGTAATCGGAAAATGTTCTATCCATTGATGCTGACAATTGCAGCATTCATAAGCGACAAAATACATCCCTATCGCATGGCCCACATTCTCCGATTTGCAATATTCGCAGGTAGTCATTTTCGTGTCTGCCGTTCATGCTCCTGTAGCGCTGCCGCAACACTATTCATTGACGCCTTTAAATCAACTATGCCGTTGTTTATAGTATCAAACTTGCTTTCCAAGACTATCACCCGATCTCGTATCATCCTGTCGTTACCGTCGCGCTGGGCATTAGCGGAAAAAAGGAAACCGATAACGACCGAAAAGATCAACACCAGAAAACCTAAAACAGCATAGAGACTTAATCTGACAACAGTCTCACGGCCACTCTTGTCGATAACTTCATCACACGCAGAATCTACTTCCGTAAAGCTGTGGTGTTTTCTTTCAACCATCCTCCCGTCCTCCTCTTTTTAATGGGCAGAGTTCAAATCTTTAAGCGTTAAGCATATATCCGCCAGCTACTAATGGTCGCCACATGACTGTTATATCCGCAACTTTACCCGCACCGGCAGTCGCACCGGCTATGGTCAACTGGACTTTCTTGGTAGCGGCGGTTACTGATGGGCCACGGTAGACGGAATAGAAATTACCGGTTAAGTTAGCCTTGGCCGCTACGGTGCTGGAACAGAGTACAATAGGGGCCACATCGTCGGTCTGGACACTGATGCCGGTGAAGGTAGCTACTGAATGAAGATCGTCGGGGACACTCACTATCACAGCGTCGATGAAGAGTGCTTGGGCGGTGGCTGTCATCACATCATAAACAGCAGCCGCCTGATTGAGAGAGATTTGCTTGTAATTGATAGTCTGGTCGGGGATGGTGGATTTCGGTATCCACGCATATCCATTGTAAATAAACATCAACCCGGTATTCCACTCAAAACAAGTAGCACCGTTATTTGCATCTGTTGGCTTGGTATCTGAAGAATGCACAATGAAGCGGTTGTTCATTGCGCCGATTGCTTGAACTGTCATTTTGATAACCCTCCTTTTTCGGGTATCAGGTTAAAAATTAAATTAAAAGATGGGGCCGGGCAAATATCCCCATCTGAAAGGGGTTAAGTCGTCGGTATAGCCAACACGGTGATTGAGCATCCGCCCGTGGAGTTTCCAATTGCCGCCGTAGTCGTGACGATAATCGCCTTATTTGCCGTATTCGTAAACGCAAAAGCAAGCACGGTGCCTGCCGCTTCAGTATCGAGCACGGTCGCCGCCATGCACAATTCGATCTGGTCTGTCTCGCCGATCTTAACGGTGGGAAGCGTGCCTGTCCCGACCGCATAGGTTTCGTCAACTACTACCAAGACGAGGCAAGCACGTGCCTTAGCAGCGTTCAACGCCACCACGGTTGTCGTCGCCGCAGAAGTCTTGGTTACTGATGTTGAACCACCAAGACCTGCCGTCAGAAGAGCTGCTACGCCGGCACCGTTGGCGAGTTTGGCTGAGGTTACGCCTGCATCCGCAATGCGTATTCCACCTGCGCCTGTGAATTCCAAGCCGCCACTAAGGGTAAGCTCCTCTATGTCTCCCGCTGCCGCCGTATCCCGCCCAAGGATTCTGTCCGTGTTCGACACGTTCTGAATCTTGGCGTATGTAACGGCATCGTTAGCTATGGTGACTGCACCGGTATTGGTCATGGTGACATCAGTATCAAGTGTCTGCATGGCTGCCGTGGTGCCGTTGCCAATAAGGATTGCGCCGTCAGCCTTGGCATCAAGAGCTACACCCTTTGCACCAGTAGTGCCGATAATGATACTCCCGACTGCAAGACCAAGATCACCAACCGCAACAGAAATATCAGGAAGGTCAAGAGTTGAACCCGACTCCGCAACAAGAGATGCACCGGACTGCAATGTGATAACTCCACCAGAAGCGACAACCATCTCATCGCCGCCTGATTTCTTATAAACTTTGGATACATAAGTAGGGTCTACTGCCATAATAAAATCCTCCATAGACTAAAGTGAATAAAGAAAGTCGAGGGGTTTAGTACCGCGCCTAATATTACAAATTCTATGCGCTGAGTGGACATTACCAAAGACATGGCCACCTCCCTTAGAAATGGGGATAATGTGATCTACTGTAAAATCGGACCTCTCCAGTGGTTTCCCGCAAATACCGCAAATCATCCCATCTTTCTGATAGATTTCTTCTCTATCTATCTTCTCATAAGGAACGTTTCGCATTCTCGCCCGCCTCTTCTCTTGGGTTTGACGCTGGGCTATTGCCGCCCGTTCTGGATTATCCTCCGCCCATTTCTTGACTCTCGCTCTATTCTTTTCTGGATGTTTCGCTAAGCATTCTCTGCTTTGCGTCTTACGCTCCTCTGTTTTTGAGCGATACCTATCAAATTGTAAAATTTCATCATGGTGAGCGGCTCTATATCCAAGGTTATATTCACGCATTTTCTCTTTATTCCTTAAATACCAAGCCTTCCTTGCGATGACCGCCCGATCAAGGTTATCGTAGTACCACTTAGTTGCTCTGATTCGGGCGATCTCTTTTTTATCTTCCATGATTTTGTTCCTACCCAATTACTTTCCTCCCCGGCCTTAACACGCACCGGAGAGGAATTTTGGGGTTAAATTACACCAGCGGGTTTTCCGCATCACCCTTGATTACATTCACGCCGATTATAGTACCGGTCGTGTTGGCATTAGCCTCAGCCGTGGTCAGTTTGATGAACCGCTTGCCACCGACATAGCCGACCTGAGTTACCGCCGCTACCTGAAGTGCCGTAGCCAAGGTGAAGATAACCCCGGAAGTGATAGTCGTGACAGTGGTAGGGACATTCACATCATTGATGGTGCAATCAGAGTACGAACCCGCCGTGCCAGTTCCGTCATCATCCGCGTGGGAAAGGGAAATCGTGATCGTGCCAGTATCACCCACGGGCTTCTCGGCATTACTGATTTCGATAACCGCCGAATTGAAGCCTTTAAGATCGACCTCAACCGCAGCAGGCACGGTAGCGTCAAGCACCAGAATCGGCGCGTAGACTTTGACTACTTTGATTTTACTGTATAAATCCTTCATGGTCTTTTACCTCCTTGATTATGGTAAAGGGGGTGTGTTTCAACCCCCGGTTAATTTATGCACTTACCTTGAGGCATTTGATAGCCTCGAACATGGTGATGCCACCTCCGACACGTTTTGTCGTGTAAAATAGGACATTTCCCTTGCTGGTGAAAGGGTCGCGGAGAATCCGTATTCCCATTCTGTCAAGAATCAAGTAGGCTCTCTTGAAATTGGCGAAGAAACAAGGGAACGTGCCTGCGCCAATATTGGCAATATTATCATCCAACTCAACGGGATAACCAAACAAAACATTTGGAGATCCCGCTTCCAGGCCCGGTCTCCATAGGTAATTTCCATCACCATCCTTCAGTTGGCGAATCTTACCAGCCGTTGCGCGGTTCATCAACCAAGAGGCACCGTTCAGGTAGATGGGTTTGAGGGACAGGGTAACGTCCATCAGCTTGTCGGCATTATTAATGAGAGTTGCATGGCCGGACGTGGTGAATCCAACCTTGCCCCATGCGTAAGAAGTATTGGCGATCATGGTGTAGTTGGCAATGCCGTGGGGTTTCTCGACACCGTTACCGTTGATGAAAGCATCACCTTCCTCTTCTGTGAACTCGATGGAAACCTCGTCGGCCAGCCATGCGGCCAAGTCCATATAAGCATCGTCAAGCGCAATCTGGGTCGTGCCAGGTTCAGCGTAGATTTCCTTCATATTGATAGCGATTTCACGCAGAACGGGGGTGGAAGTTTCTGTTCTGGATGCTTTCTCGGCCACCCACCCAGAAGTTGCACCACCTTGGTTGATGAGTTTTTTGTAAGTATCGGTGCCAATTGTGCGAACTGTGGCCAGTCTGCGCATAGAACTCATCATCATGGCAACACGATCAACTGCCGTATCAAATTCCGGGGGGGTGATAACATAGCCGCCATCGGGATCGGAAAGGGTAGACAAGCCAGCCTGAATCTGAAGCTGCTTAACTGCCGCCAACTGAGCCTCGCCACCTTTGCGGAACCAAGTCTCAAAAGCAGCCTTGTGTTCGGCCTTCGTCTTGTCGATAGCGGTAGTGGCACCACCCTTGAATTCGGAGCGAGCTACCTGAGTTTCTAATGCTTCCAACTGGGCTTTAACTGCGGCATCCTTGGCAGCATTTTTCGCTTCAAGTGTTTCTCTCTCTTTGTCTAACCGATCAATCTCGGCATTGATTTTGTCAACCTTTGCCATAACAATCGGGTCAGCCTTGCCTTTATCCCTGTCAATCTCAGCCCTAAGATCGGCAACAGCTTTACCGATAGCTTCAAACATTTCCTTGGTTTCCATTCTACTTACCTCCTATAATTGATAAAGTTTTTAGATATGCAAAGTATTCAATTAACTCCTTTGCGCTCTGTTCGTCCTTCTCCGCTTGATTGTCATCTTCACTTGCATCAGCGCGTTTCGCAGCCAAAGCTCGTGCATATTCTCGGCTCGCACCCGCATTACGCAGAGCACGTTCCGTTTCCTTTCTGGTTAATTCGCGGCCTTGTGAATCATCGTTGATATTGTCGGGAAGGTTAGCAAAGATAGATAAATTGAAATCCGCTTTAACTGATTTACCATCCACAATCGTATCAACAAATCCTTTGTCCTTAGCTTCCTTTGCGGTGAGCCAAGTTGTTGCTTTCATCATTTCGGATATTTCCTTTTTGCCCATCTTAGTTTTCTTTTGGTAGGCATCAAGGATAGTTCCGTCTATTTTTTCAAGAAGATCAGCAGTATCGCGCATCTCATATTGGTTTCCCATCATAAAAGTCCATGAGTTATGCACCATTAGAAGTGTATTATCATAGGCTTGCACCTTTTTACCTGCCATTGCGATTACGGAGGCTATGGAAGCCGCCAACCCCTCAATGCGAGTAGTCACATTGCCTTTGTGGGAAGTAAGTGCATTGAAAATACTGGCTCCGTCGAAGACATCCCCGCCCGGACTATTGATACGAACTGTAACATCGCCCATATCAGCAAGTGCATGGATTAGATCGCGGGGGTCATTATAGGGCCACCCTACATAGTCAAACAAAAGAATTTCGGATGGCTCATCAGCACTTTTAGCTGCTATAACTTTAAACCATTCAGGTTTATCGAGCGGTTTATTGTAGATAGTAGCTATTGCCTGAGCATTGGCTTGAGTGCGATAACTTAGTTTCATGGCTGTGCGCCTCCTTGATCGGCGGCAGTGCCGGGATCAGTAGTATTTGGGTTTACCGATGTATTCGGGTTCTCGTAAACATCGCCACCTTCATATCCATTCCAATCTTCAAGCGCACGGGCCTGATTTGCGTTCATAAACTTATTGGTGATGCCAATGGCATATGCAGCGAACCGTTCCGCCATATTACCCCTGAGAAGCGCTCCCATGTTGAACTTGGAATAGAGGGTATCCTGTTCAGGAATAGTCAGTAAATCCCTGTCTATGGATGATTCAAAACTTACAGCTATCGGAGCGATTGTAAAATCAACAAACGACTGCTTGAATTGAACTGACGAGGCATAGGTTGCCGGAGTGCTACCAGCTTGGATTAAGATAAGCGGGATACCAAACATTCCCGCGATTTGAGCCTCAGTCATTTTCATAAGTTCAAGGAATTGCTGATCAACTAACTTTATCGAAGGGAATTGGATTTTCATCCCATCATCAACCAACATTACATCTTGAGCGTTATTCAGCCCGGCGTATTTAATCTTATAGGCAGCAAGCATGTTGGCATGATCTTGTGGTGCTAACCGTAAAGGGTGTTCTAATATCGCACCAGGGTGCATCCCCTTGCCGAAGTATTGTGATAGAAACTTTTCCCCTGCCATTCCTAATCCGATACACTCACGCGCGTACTGGATAGGGTTCATACCAGTTATGCCGTCGAGAGATAAGCCACGAATATGGAAGATTTTACTTTGCGGATATTCTTTTGCAGGTTCGCCGCTTGGCCCGGATATCTTGTAGGTCAACGAGAAATCGGGGTTTTGCTTAATTTCCTGTAACCGGTCAGGATTTACAGGCAGGATTTCACGGACATTCTTGCCAACCATAGTCTTAAATGCTACGAAATTACCACGCATGGACACATCGACAATGGCCTTGCCCCATAGTTCAGAAGCAGTAAGCCACCCGTTAGGTCGTTTGCTAATTACTTTGTAGAGTGGGTGGTCAGTAGCTTTGTTCTTAACATCATTTACATCTTCCATTAACTGACAAGGCATCTGGGATATACAGTTATAGAGGACTTTCACGCAATTATAGACGGTAACTACTCGCATAGCGGAATCGGAGTTGACAGCTACACCGGACGAGGTTGAACCACCACCAAAGTATTCACGAATAAGAGTGTCGAAAGTAGATGATACGGCTTGTGGTCGGATTGTTTTAGATAGGATTCCCATTACTTATCGCCTCCCAATAGAGAACCGACAATACCTACAGTGGTGAGTACCCCACCAACAACAATAAAGGCTATCCCGATGGAATAGTTTGATTTAAGCCCGTACCAAAGCATTGCAAGGCCAACAAAAAAGAATAAATCACGACGATCAAAGGCATCCCACATGGCAGAAACACGAAAAGCCAGAAGCGTTCGCAATCTTCCTACCATCAAACTCATTGAACTTATTGCCTGTTTGAGAGCCATTTTAGCGCATTATCCGTAACCTTAATCGCATTAAGTAAAGAAATAAGACTCTTTTGGATGGATTGTGACACAAAAATGTAGTAGTTAACTTAACAGATTAGAAAAAATCTTAGGTAGAAATTAGGTGAGCGTTGTATGTTGCTGTAATTCTTCGATAACTGAGCGATAAATCCTTAAAGTTCCACCAGGGAGTTTAATCGCTTCCAACTTACCCGTAGATATCCACCAATAAACAGTGGAAAGGTTAACATCCAATATCTCAGCTACCTTTTTAGGCCGGAGTAGAGATTTTGCAGGTAGGTCAATCATCTTGTCGCCCTCTTAATCGCTGATGCCAGCTCTACGTTAATCGCCATTTCCTTGATAAGAGTTTTGGCAATTTCTTTGCCGTCGAGATAGATGCGGGCCGTAATACAAGTTTGATCTTTTGCCAATTTATCGCTATCTTCACTCCAGATATCCTCGGCAATTATCCCGGCAAGCATATAAGTGCGGACAAGCTCCTCAACGCAGGATATCTTTTCTGCCTCACGGTATTGACGGCTGAGCACCCTCATGGATGGTTGAGATGTTCCATATAGCCAACGATTAGTGCAGGCATCCCTTAAATAATCAATCTCTTTTACTGTGTATGCTCTCTCCATTCGTAACCTCCTTTAATTCTTCCTACCCTGTAGTATTTCCTCGGTTGACCATCCCGCGTAGATTGTTTTTTGGCACTTAGATTCAGGATTCATTCCAAGCAAAGCGCAGCAATTCAGCGATGCCATCACCGGATCAATCTTCCCCGTACCGCTCGCTTGTTTGGTAATTGATATAGCATTCCCCCGTGGTTCAACTCTCGCATTCCCTACACACCATGCCATGAGTTTCTGGTTGCCATGTATAATACTCTTACCCGCTACCTTGACCTCCATCGTCTTGATAGCACCATTCAGCCTCCAGCCTTGGGGAATACCTACTATTCTATCATGTTCTATCTTGCCGTTGCCTTGTTCATCGCCCGCTTCTAATTCATCGGCAATAAGCCCAATGCCGGAAGGGTCAACACCTATCCGATCAAGCAACCCGGACGCTTCTACTTTTCTTACAATATCACCAACTTCTTTGATACCTTCCTCGGTCATGTCCATTATGGACAAATCACCATCCTTCTCAAAATCACGATATTTTGGAGCTTCGGACTTCCTGCGTTCCAATGCTATATTATGACACCAGGCATGAACCCACAGAAGCCAGTTACCATTACCTAATTCCCGACCTAATACTGCCAAACCTAATAGATCGTCCAGACCACCACCGTCGATACCGATTTCAATGACCTCACAGCGTTCAAGGATAATATCTAAGGTTACCTCACCACCGGCATCTTCCCAGAAATCAGCGCCAGCCCATGCTTGTGCCTTGGCTGAAACACCAATCTGAACATTCAAATGCTTCGACAAAAACCCCTGCATTGACTGAGGGCCTTCAATTTCTGCTTTCTTAAATTCCCGGTTAATTGTTTCTTCATCAACCGATGCGCCAAGGTTGGGGTTAGGAATGTAGAAATTTTTAGGGATTAAATGGAGTTTCTTTTCAATCATGTATTTAGGAAACTCGAATATTATCGGTAGGAAAGCGGGGTCATCAATCTTGCCATCACGGACACCGCGAGCATATTCCAATTTATCAGCAAATATCCCCGCAGGAGCTTCGTCGGATTGTGTGGTAATCCAGATTATAAATCCCTCTGGCCGGGAAAACAGTCCTCCTGTAGCCTCCTTGAACATATTCGTAGCACCGGCTCTCTTGCCAAAAAGCCATAGCTCTTCTGCAAGAATGCCAACACCCTTGAGTCCGCCAACAGTGTCACTCTCAGCAGCAACTATTTTTAGCGTCGATTCACTATTCCGATTGGTTATTTGCTTAATATGGTCTTGTGGGTGCATCAAACTCTTGAGTTCATCATCCGAGCTTATCATCCCGCAAGCTGGTAGGAATGAATTACCTGCAATGGATACAGTGGGTGCGACAATGAAAAATTCTCCTGATTGCCGCCAGTTTAATATTAGTGCTGTCATCATAATGGCTGCCGACATCCCGGATTTATCATTCTTCTTTGCAACCATAAGGAAGTATTCACGAATCAGCCTTCTCCCCGATTCAGGGTTTACTGACCCGAAGATATGAGAAACAAGATCGAACTGCCACTGACGGCCTACCTGCCCATAAGTAGGGCAACCGGGGACATCCTTTAGGTGCAACTCCTTGAAAACAGACAACCCTCTTTCTGCTTCAGTAGGGAATAGCGGTGGGAAAGTAAATAGGCTTTCACCCTTCACAATCCTTGATTCCCAATCAGGGCAGGCGGTACTCCATTCCATTTATTTCACCAAACTCAACGGGGTCTTTATTGGAGCAAACTTGCCCGCACCAGCCGATTTAGCCTTCTCTGCTTGTTCATCCTTCTTGCCTACGCTCGCTTCACCTTTACGGGGGTGCAGATATGGTGCTGCTGATACTGCCATTCTCGCCCTCATGTTAGCATCTTCCTTTGGATTATTCATCACCCTCAGCATATATTCGAGGGGGGTAAGGTTTTCAAGTGCCGCAGCATCCAATATATCAGAAGAAAGTTTCGATGTTAATGGGGGCGTAAATGTTTCGGTTTGGGGTATGATGGGTGCGGGAGTATCAACAACCACTACCGGTTTACGTGGTCTACCTCGTTTCTTAACAATCTTGTCGATAATTATGTCATCAACATTATCAACCTTATCAACCTCAACCACCTTCGCTACACCAACCTTTTTAACTCTCGGCTTGTTAGGCTTTGTCCTCGGCTTATATTTTGTCCCCGGCATCGGCCCGCTCCCCGGCCTGAATCCACCTCGCGCCATAATCAACCTCCTGCTCGTTCTTTTTCTTCTAAATCACTCTTCTTCTTGTGGCACCTACGACATAGGCAAACTCGATTTTCATCACTCTCAGCGCCACCTTTAAATAGGGGTACAATGTGATCTACCTCTAAATACGATAGGTTAGATGGCATAAACCCACATTTAGTACACGCCGCACCATCACGGAGGATTATCCGTTCCCTAATCTTGGTCAACTGCCACCCGACTATTCGGGGTGGTGCAGCCGGACTGCTACGGCGAAGTTCGATAGTGTTAATTTTATTCTTGATTGAGTTCAATCGTTCCATAAAATTATCCAAACATCTTCAATGGTTTAATTTCCCCAACACCTTTATTAATATTACACGAAAGATGAGCCAATTGCACATTATCTCTTGTATGCAGCCCACCGCATACGATAGGAATGATATGGTCAATGCTTGCACTCATGATATGGGGATATTTCAAATCCAATTCTACTTCCTTATGGCATATTTGGCATATCCATTGGTCACGTTCAAATATTTCCACCCTCTGGAACCGTTCTCCACGCGATTCCGCTACGAGCCTTCTTATAGATGAACCCCCGTGATGTCCACCCCTGCCTGCCCTTGCCTCACAAGTTGATGAACAATACTTTGTCCTTGTGTCCCTGTATTCAGGTTGGTGCATTTTACCACACCATTGACATTCAAATGGCGGAGGTGGAGTCCATTCCTCTTTATATTTATCCCTTAACCTTTCCAACATTTTCTTGGTGGCACATTCTTTAGAGCACTTATTACCTTTTGATTGCTTACTTATAAAATCAATCCCACAGACATCGCACTTACAACAAAATGGGCCTTTTTTCGTATTCAATTTATTTTTGGTTAACCCGCTTTCCTTATTGGCCCTATGTTCCAATATTGCTACCCGTTTTGCGACAATCATTTCAGGGGTCATCTGGTCATAAGTGATTTTCCCCTTCGATGCAATATAAATCCCCCTTTTAACTATCCTGTCCGTCAATAAGCCACGCTGCTGTGATTCATATTCACGTTCACCACTTCTATCCCGATCTTTATATTTAGGTAACGCTCGCTTCTCTTTCTCGTACCTACTCATTTTCTCTTTAACATGCGGTTGTGATCTAATTTTCTTCCTATATGCAGCTACTTCAGGGGTCTTCTGTTTTACTGAAATACATAATTTACAATAGCCGCTAAACCCATTGGTACTACTGGAAGCGTGTTGATAATATTCAAATGACAATGGTTTCCATTCTTTACACTTAGTGCATTGCTTCTCTTCGTCCCCATCTTGATTTGTTCTATGAAAGCGACCAAGATAGCAATCAACAGAACAATACTTTTGTTTCTTATGCTTTCTGGTGAACACCTTTGAACACTTTTCACAAACATAACTATTTTTACCCATTACACACCTATTTATTATTAATTATTGTTAAATGTTCAATAACCTATTATTTGAACATTTGCAAACTATTTATTCGATTTACCTTATAAAAATGTTCAAATAAAGGAACAAAAAATCCAAGTGAGA